TATGTCGACGTAGCCATTCTCCTCATGCATGCGCATGGCCCGTGGCGTAATTGCAAGCAAAATATCGGAGTACTCATCGGAGTCAAATCCAACTGGCTTAGATAAACCAAAAAATGGTTGATTTTTCCCTATTACCTGCCACTCGTCTCCTGGGCCGAGGTCTGAAGTTACGTCTATCCCCCATCTACCAACTCCATACCACGATGTACCGCGTTCATTTTCGTTTCGCGTGACTGACTTCAATCTAAAGTTTGATATCCCATCCATAAGCGAACGGAATGATTCAGTTTGGTATCTATGTAAGTAGCCCTTCCACCCAGAGTCTGATGCCGCAGCCCTAATCCCGGCATGAGTGGACATAAAATTTTGCCCAGTTCCAAGCGCAGCAAGTAAAAGTCGTGTTCTTTCTTCTCCCCTTGCGTGTTCTTCTATTCTTTTTTCGATTTCTGCAATAATTCCGTCAATATTAATTGTCGGTCTTTTTATTTTTAAATCTGATGGTTTAAGGCTATCGCCAATCTCCCAGCCACCAGTTGTGCGTGGAGCATTAGCTATCACTTGGTACGGGCTACTCATTATTGTTGCAAGAGCAAACGCTTCACCTCTGTCTGAAATAACAGAGTTTGCATCATCATTTCTTAATTTTTCCAACAAGCTTCTGAATGTAGATTCCTTGCTCTTATGCTCAATGTGCTCATTTTTAATTCTGTTTGACATCATTTCATTGAGCATTCTTGTATTACCAACCACATTCGACGATGCAAGACCGCCGCCTCTGCTTTTTTCCGGGTCGAATACTCCGCCATCAAGCTCTGGGGTGCCGTGATGAATAAAATACGCATTAGATGAATTTTGCGAAATAAACAGTTTATCTATCTCATCGTTTGTGAGTTTTCTGATTTGTTCCGCTTCCTTTCGAAGAATTTTCCTTACTTCTACTGGTATATCTTCTATATCGACTACGTTTTGCGACTCTCGTACGGATTTGCGCGATGCTGCCCACTCTTGAATTTTTAGACTTTCTTCGGCAAGTAACAATTTCTCCCTAGCATTTTCTAATCTTGTTGAAATTGCTTCGTTAATACGTTTATCGCGTACGATTGGGTCTGTTACTTTTTCTTTATCCAATGTTTCGTTTATTGCTGCAATAAACTCATCTTTAGTTTGGTTGCGCGGAACAATTCCCTTTGCATCAATATCAAGTGTGTCTATAAATTCACCCGAATTTGCACTTAGGATGACATTATTATCTTTTCCTGTCCAGTTCCCAGATTTTTCAAGTTCTGCGACAGCTGCACGAAGACCGTCGACTCTCTGTTTTGCTTTGGATGTTCTGTCAGATGGAAATTTGCGTTCCTGTTGCTCGTCTCTGCCGGAGGCAACTCGTCTAGTTGACGTTATTGGTGTTCTTTGATTCGGTACGCCAATGAATCTTGGTCTTGTTGTTCCCTCATCTACCCAGCCATCACGGTCAGGGTCGAAGTCGCTTCCCGTTGGGTCACGAAAACCAGGAATTCCTCCAGTGGGAACGTCAATATTGAATCCACGCCTTCGTCTGTCACCGGGCCTAGTGTCTAAGTGTCTTCGAAGGTGTGGTCTGTCAACAAGGCGACCTCCTGCAAATGATGCCAAGCGACGACCGAGCGCTTTGCGCTCAGTTTTATTTGAGTTATCTTCGGAAGTGTCTATTTCTGGCGCAAATGGCTCAGCAGACCGGTTTTCATCGCTTTGTGACATCACAAAAATGATACCACTCCAGTAAAAGATTAATATTTTGTACTGTTAATAATTTATGAAAGTCTTTTACCGCATTTGGTGCATGTTACGGACCATGGATATCGCCTTACCATGCTTTCCGGATGTTCACAGTCAAGCACTTTAGCTGCAGCAAAGTTTAACCTGTCTCTAATCCATGCAGACAAACTTATTTGTTCTGCTGCGGCAGCCTGCTTCCAGCGCTCACGTTCGGCCTCCGTCGTTCTTATCAGGACGGATTTATCAATCGGTGCGTCATCTTCCTTTGCAACAGGGCTAATTGTGTGGGTAAGAGATTCAGCAACTTTATCCATGGCTGCTCGCATGTTTGAGCTGTCACTATTGGTTATCACTGTCCCCATCCTCTGATTCTGAATCTTCATATTCGAATTCTTCTTCATCCTGTCCCTCTATCTGAACAATTTCGGCATCTATTATGTCTGAGCTATCAGAGCCTAATAGGGACTTAACCGTTGATTCTGGAAGAACTCCAGAAATAGCCATAAGTTCTAGAAGCTTCTTTGCCTCAGATTCGGGGTCAAATCCAGACGCCGGTTTTTCAACTCCTGGCTGCCCAGCAATAACGGCACGTATATTCGTGGTATTGCTGCTATTTACGTCCATTTGTACATTCACATTTGTCTGCTCCATGCCAAGCAACTTTGTTCGTCTATCCATTATTGATAGAACTTGCTGTATTGCTTTTATGTCTGGCTGTAGCTGTATTTCTGTTCCGTCGTCCTGAACCTCGCGCCGGTGCTGTGTTAGCGGCCAAATTGCTTGCTGGAGGCTGTCTAGTCTTTCTAGCTCCAATCTCAAGACTTCTGGGTAGGCAAGAATCGCCTCTCTGTTCATTTTTTCAAGCTGTCTCTGTATTGAACGATTTACAGACGAACTTGATACACCAAATCTTCTTGCTATTTCAGCAATTGATGTACCTGCTTGGCGCATCTTGAAAATACGCATATCTCGCTCGGCAAGAAATTCTTTAGTAGTTATTGGTTTTGTTTTGTCGTCACTCATCGCCAACCTTCATCCATTCCAGCACCTCAAATGGGAAGCGTTTTCCTCTCTTCATTTTAGTCGGCCAATGCCTCTCATCACGGGCACCTCTAAAATGCTTCACATCATAAACATAATCACCCCCTGCCATAGGGTCTGGCTGAAGAGAGATTCCGAATTCTGGCCAACGAGACCATACAGCAGAGCCGAATGGTCGTAAATCTCTTGACGTTGAACTTGTTCCAAGTGGAGCGTGGTGTTCAATCCATAGCGCGCAACCGTATACGGTCCTAATTGTGTCTAGATACTTAGCCACCTCAATTGCTATTGATTCCGACGTCCTGCCACCAGGGTCGAGAAACGCCTTATACAAAGGCCCAATAACTAGTAGTTGTGGCTTTGTCTCGTCAATTGCCTGCTCAAGAATTGCTCTATCAGCAGCCTTCAGTAGGTCCATACCGGATGGCTTAGATAGAAGATACGCATTCAATCTCTTCACTCGCGCATGGCTCATTGCCTGCATCGCAATAGACCGTGATGTTCTACGGATGATTCGCTCTGGGTTTTCTAGGTCGACCGTAAGCGTCGTTATTTGCGGAATTTGCTGAAACGAGAATGGATTTATTCCAGCGGAGCAAAGAATCCCAACTTGGCGAGCCAGCATGGTTTTTCCAACACCTTCTGCTGCAACGACAATTACTCGCTCACTTTTTTCAAGCAATCCTGGTATTACCCATTCATAACTATCACCAGAGTTTTCTTCAATAAATTCATTCCATTGAACGAGACGACCAGTATCAAGAACAAATGAAACAGTTGACGTTGCAATTATTAAGTTGCTTTTAGCAATTTTTTGTTTCGCATTAAGGTCAGTTCTTTGCAATAATTCTTCTAATTTGACCAGTGCAACATCTTCTGGCCCAAGTAGGGAATCGTGTTTTTCTTCGGTAGTAGTAGCACCATCATTCGATATGATTTCGCCAAGTGGGACCAACTCATCAATATTCCCACCAGCTTTTATGTGGTCAGTAATATCTTTTGTTGATGGACATACCCATGCTTGCGCACTGCATCCAGCATTAGACAATGTTTCAACTACTTGTTGTGCGTGTTTAATTCCAATTTCGTCGTTATCAGCAACCACCTCGACTATTGCGCCAGAAAGTGCCTCTGTATGTATTTCAAGCCATTTACCAGCACCACCGGGCATTGTTGTTGCGACAATACCCATATCAATAAGCGTGTTCGCATCCTTTTCCCCTTCAACAACCCAGATTGGAACACCGTTTCGCTTTGCCTCAAGAACAGCTGGCAAATTATATAAAACCTTTGGAATATCACCGAGTGAATACGTCCATCCATTCTTGCCATCGGGCTTCCTTTGGCTGAATGTTTTTTTGCCGTTCTCGTCTACATATCGAACCTTTTGAAACAGGAGTTTGTTATTTTCATCGGTGAAGTCATACGACTCAACAAATGTCAATTTAGGTTTTTCGTAAGCTGGTTGCTGCTTCTTGGACTCGCTTTTTGTACTGTCGAATCTCGTAATTTCGCGCTTTCCATTCGACGGCATTAAGTCGGAGACCTTAAGGTCTACAGCAGTGCAAATTTCGTCAACATTGCATGACATGGCCCTATGGCATGTAACAAGCACTCTTCCATCATTGCCCTGGGAAACAGAGAGCGATGGGTTATTGTCGTCATTCCTACATGGGCAGCGCGCTACCCATCCAGTGCTTGTTTTGCGGACACCCTCAAGGCGATTGAGAAAGTTTTCCGTTTCTGGCGACAATAGAGATGTCATGGTCGGTTATCTCAGATTCATTCCAGGAATCATATTGATTGGCTCACGCTGAATCAATTTAATTTTCAATCTCCTACGAATAGTTTGTCTTTGGCGCTCAGTTAATCCAGCCCAAATTCCGTACTTTTCGTGATAGACGCTGTACGCAAAACACTCGTTTATAACATGGCACTGATGGCACATTTCTTTTGCTGTTTGCGTATTTAGCCGAGCCTCAATATATTTTTTTCGAAATTCAGGACCAGATTGTTCATCAAGCGTAAATGGAAAGAAAATTTGTGGTCCCATATCTGCACATAAACCATTTCTTGGTGGTTCATTGCGCATTTCTGGAGCAACAGTGAGATTCAATATCTCAGTATCGCCTATTGCGTTTTTCGGCATATTGCTCTTTTGATTTTTTTTAGTGTTTTTCACATGCCCCCACTTTCGTGCAGAGCAGTTTAGCGCTGGTCGATAGCTCTTGTCACGTCTTGACCAGAAAGGAAAATAGTTGCACTTTTAATTATTAGTTGTCCAGAAACATCTTCGCAGTGAACATCAACTGCATCTACCGGGATGGCAAATCTTGATGCAAGGGAAGCGCGAATTCTTTCTATTCTTACTTCGTCGTTTGCGAGTAATTCGTCTTCTGATTCAATTCTTGATGACGGTATGCGCGTTAACGCCTTTATTTCGTTATTTTTCTCTGCCGCGCGAAGACACCATGGGCAGGCAATCTCTTTAGTGGACGATGCCCTTTTTCGTATCTCCGTGTGACCGCATGAAAGAACATGATGATACGAGATATCGCCCCATGGCCCGAGCTTTTTTATCTCGAGTATCTTGCGTTTTGGTGAGCGCCTACGCTCGGTTGTCATTCCAAGAGTTTATTTGCCGCCCAAGAGCTTTACAAAGAAATTCTTGAACTTACTATTCTTCGAAACTTCAGTTTTAATTGCTGCGGTAAAGTTCGCAACCGCCTGGTCCTTGGTTGTTTCCCATGCGTTCACAATGCCCTCAGAGCTCGCAAGAGACGCAGCAGAGTCAAGAACTGACGGTTCAGCCTTCTTCTTTGGTTGTGCCGACTTTGAAGCTGCTGGCTTCTTTTTGGGGCTTGCCGACTTTTTTGCTGCCGGCTTTTTTGATGTTGTTTTTGCTGTGTTTTTCTTATTTGTTGCCATATAGCAACATTAGTGCACAAAAGCATCTCGGTAGTGGATATAGCAGAAACCATAATAACTATTTACAATGGCAAAATTTATGAGTTATTAATATTTAATCAAATGGAGCAATACGTCGACGATTTCAGCAAAATGGCACTTGCATTGACGTCAGCCCAACTAGCAAAAGACACAGCCATTTCAGACCACGGGATAGGGGAGGATGTGGCCACACATTTCCTTGGGTGGTCACCAAGATATCTAATGTTGATTTTTCAAATGAAAAATGACATTTCAAGACTCTCACATGATGAGCGTTTTTCTAAGTGTAAAGATTTATGCGAAACAATGAGAAAGTATTGGGCGGTGAGCTCGATAACAATGGTTTCCGAGGGGTACTGCTCGCTTGACGCCGAGAAAACAAACGGAATTGAATTATCTAGTGCATTTCTTGATAGCGAGATGCCGGTGCTTGAGTGCTTAACAATAAGTCACACCAGTATTTATGATGATAACTCAGTAACTCCGGTATCAATGGTTGCGGCACCATATTCAATTGGGTTAGGCAAAAAGGTCAATTGGCACGAATTATTATTTTATCCAGAAAAAGCAGATAAACATATTAGACAGGCAAGATATCCGACGATGCTTCGACGCTCGCTAATGGAGACTCCAGTTGACGCAAGTGAAACTCGGTTAAATCGTATTCGTGACGAGATGGACGAAATGGGCTTCATGGTCCAGGATTTTACTACCGAGTAACTTGTTGTAAAATATTTATATGGGTGCTTTTTATAATAGTCCTGCATTTGGCGGAAGCGGTGGGCAGCACGAAGAGATAGCCGGGGTCCAGATTGTAAGGGCCGATAGAACTCCATGCCCAGTATGCGGGCACCCGACGGGGGATTGCGCAGGCGGCGATGGGCCACCAAAAACAATTTTTGGTTATAACACAAATTCTTCGCTTGATAATAATTTAACTTTTTACGTCGAGGAAGATATCGTTGAGAAAAGGGATATTGCGCCAAATATTACAGCAGAAATAGTTATCCACAAGAAGGGTAGCTATATACCACTTTCCGAAGCGAAAGAAATTGGCTTAATTCAGTAATTGCAAACTGAATAAAAATTTCATACGACGCTGGACTATTTCACTATTTTTTTGTAGGCTACACTCTTCTCTCTTACTTGAAAAAATACACCACGAAACAAAGGATTAACTAATGTCTTTCATAGATGACTCTTTCGTCGCTGATTATGCACGCAAAAATGCTCCGTGGGGATTTAACGGAATGGGCGAGATTGTTTTTCTCCGGACATATAGCAGAAAAATTGATGATGCAAAAAGCGAAACATGGGTTGACACACTTCAGCGAGTAATCAATGGTGCTATCGAAATTGGCGCACCACTTACGGAGGAGGAGGCAAAGCGCCTTTTCGACCATATGTTCAATTTGCGATGCTCACTGTCTGGTCGCTCTTTATGGCAACTCGGAACGCCACTTGTCAAAAAATATAACGCGACATCTCTAAACAACTGCTATTTCACAAATATCGAATCGATTGAAGATTTTGAGATGTTGTTTGAATACCTAATGCTTGGCGGCGGTGTTGGTTTTTCTGTAGAACGTTCAAAAATCCATGAACTTCCGAAAATTAAACCAGGCGTAACAATCACCCACGAGCGGACCAATGACGCTGACATCATTGTCCCCGATTCGCGCCAGGGTTGGAAGCGATTGCTGCACGCTGTTCTAAAGTCGTATTTTGATACTGGAAAATCATTTACGTACTCCACGATTCTGATTCGCGAATTCGGCGCACCACTTAAGACATTTGGTGGTACAGCATCTGGTCCTGGAGCGTTGATTGATGGAATTGCTGATATTTGCAAAGTGATGCAGAATCGCGAGGGCAAGAAGCTTCGTTCTATAGACGTGCTAGATATTTGCAATATTATTGGTCGTATAGTCGTTTCGGGTTCATCGCGACGCTCAGCGCAGATAGCAATCGGTGACCCAGATGATGTGCTTTTCATTCGCGCCAAGAACTGGTCGACGGGTTCAGTTCCAGCGTGGAGGGCAAATTCAAATAACAGCATTTACGCAGATTCATATGATGAAATAATGCCGGAATTATGGAAGGGATACGACGGTTCCGGTGAACCATATGGTCTTGTTAATAGAAAGCTTGCGAGAAAACATGGACGTCTGGGGGAACAGAAGCAAGACATGTCGGTTGAGGGATTCAATCCGTGCGCTGAAATTGCCTTAGCTGATGGCGAATCATGCAATCTTTCAACAATCTTTTTGCCCAATGTTGAGTCACTTGAGCAGCTCCTTGACATTTCAATTCTTTTGTATAAAGTCCAGAAGCACATAACCACGATGTCGTACCCATATGAGAAAACGACAAATATTGTGCGCAAGAACGCACGACTTGGCCAGTCCGTAACAGGGATATTGCAATGCCCTGAAGAAAAAGTTGAGTGGCTAGATACGGCATATTCAAACCTGGAATCGTTTGATGCACAGTGGAGCGAAAAGCTAGGGCTCCCGAAGTCTGTCCGCCTAACAACGGTTCAGCCTTCAGGAACATTATCCCTCCTTCCCGGTGTAACTCCAGGAATTCATCCCGCATATGCGAAGTACTATATTCGTCGTGTTCGTTTTGGCGCATCTGACCCATTGGTAGACGCATGCAGAAAGCGTGGATACAAAGTCCAGTGGGATATTGGGATTGATGGTCGCGAAGACCATACGCGCTATGTCGTTGATTTCCCATGCGAGTCTCCAGATGGAGCAATACTCGCTGCGAATATGACAGCGATTGAGCAGCTCGAGTGGGTGAAGAAGATGCAAACGGTATGGGCTGACAATGCCGTGTCGGTAACTGTTTATTACAGGCGCGAAGAGCTCCAATCAATTCAGGAGTGGCTAACGAAAAATTACGACAAGAGCGTAAAGTCTGTATCTTTCCTACTTCATAGCGACCATAATTTCCCACTTCCACCATATGAGGAAATTGATAAATCTCAGTATGAAAAACTGCTTTCTAAAATTGATTTTTCTATTCCGCTGGTAAACAGTAACTTTGACGGCGAGTTGTCAATGGATGATTGCGCCACTGGAGCCTGTCCAATTAAGTGATTTTTTGGGCCGATTCGGATAGCATTTTAGAAAATGCTCCGATGGCGCAATGGATAGCGCAACTGACTTCTAATCAGTAGGTTGTAGGTTCGAGTCCTACTCGGAGCGCAAAGGAGAAACAATGATTGAAGATGTTGATGGCATCGGATTTGTGCGGCTTGACGCATGTATGGCTGATGATTTATCTGTTGTAAATGCGGCAAGGGTTTCATTCTCACAGTCATCGGTAGAGCTTGACGACAAAGCAAAAGGCCTAATCAACTTTCTTATGCGGGAAAAACATGGCACCCCATTTGAACATAATGCATTTAGATTTCACGTCAAATGCCCCATTTTTGTGGCGAGAGAATGGTTTAGGCACCGCATTGGTTCATTTAATGAATTTTCCGCTCGCTATAGCATCATGAAAGAAGAATTCTTTGTGCCGAACAAAGATGATATTCGTTCTCAAAGCGGAAAGCCTGGGGCATATTTTTTCTCCCCAATGCCGGACGAAACATCATCATCGGTTGTTGAGATAATACAAAATGCTAATGCTGCATCATATGACGCATATAGCAAACTTGTAGATGCTGGGGTGGCAAAAGAATTAGCCAGAGTTGTGCTTCCTGTCGGTATGTATACGGAATTTTACTGGACAGTAAATGCGCGTTCTTTAATGAATTTCATTAGCTTGCGCACAGCAAAAACCGCCCAAATCGACATTCAGCGTTATGCAAATCGGGTTCAGGCAATATTTGCACAAAAAATGCCGGTCACGTTTAAGGCATGGGTCGAAAATGGCAGCATTTGCCCGTAATTTGTTCTAGGATGTTTTTGCAATTTTGGCGAGTAGCTCAGATGGCAGAGCAGCGGACTGTTAATCCGCTTGTCGCAGGTTCGAGCCCTGCCTCGCCAGCATGTCAACTTTAATTAATCCAATTTTAATTAATTCATTTAGCGATGTGCAGGAACGCATTGAGCAGTATGCGAAAGTGCTAATCAGTAATGGGGTGGTCGTATTTCGTGGTGCAGAAATATCAAGTGATGAGCAGTGTGAATTATTGACGCTATTTGGAAACATAATGGGGTGGATACCAAATACCAGTAATCCGACAACTGCAAATAAATATAAAGAAAACCATCTCCCAACAATAAATGCCAGGAAGTTAGAAAATAACGGAAAGTCACCCGGTAATGATGAAATTTTAGTTCAGTGGCACATGGAGCATATTGGATTTCCGAATCCGGCGTGCGGAGCAACATGGAATATGAAAATTTTTACATGCAGCGAAAATTCAGGCAAAACATATTTTGTTGACGCACAATCACTGGTTCAGTTTCTTTCGACAGAAGAGAAAGATTTTATGCAAAACTGTGTATTTATAGAAGATGTAAGAGCGCACAGCCCTGGCCATTGTGCTGAAGACTTTAGCGAATCGATTGAGCCGATATGCCCAATAGTGACCCACCCAATAACCGGTCAACCCATCGTCTATTTACCTCCGCAAGAAATTGTCACGTTTGAAATGAAACTTTACAAATACTTAGGAAAAGCTCCAACTGATTATATTAGGGCCAGATTTGGAGCAGTATGCAGAAAAATTGTTGGCAATATCCTCAACAACGAAAAAGTGTTAATAGTTCATAAATGGCAGCAAAATGACATTGTTTTTGTTGACCTATTAAGGATGTACCACGCTGTAACTGGTGGTTTCAATGAATCAGAACGCTATTTTGAAGGCATATGGGCATTTAGGAATAATAGAAACTTATACCTGCAATGATTGTATATATAGAGAACTTAATTACTACCGAATTGTCTAATAAAATTGTTTCTGAGATGAATGGTCGTTTATGCAACAGCAATAGACGTGCCTCTGATTCCTCACCACTTTCGTTTTCAGAAAACGATGATTATCACTTGTCAAAACTTCTAATTTCCGGAATTGGGAAAAATATTGAAATTTTTAGCAAGATTGCAAATCTGTTAGATTGTCATACAGAAATAGAAATCAATGAATATATGCCACACTTCTTTGTATATGAAGAAGGTAATTTTATAGGCGCACATTCTGATATTTTCTATGAAACTACCGCTAATTGCATTTCCGTTGTCTTCTATTTTAATGATAATTATTCTGATGGAGAACTGGTAATTTACGACAAGATTTGCGATACAACACCGGGTAAACCTAGGGGCCCAATAACCGAGGAGCAACATAAAGTTGCCAAATTTAAAGCAAAAGCTGGGAGCGTGGTAGTATTCCCTCATACAATAATGCACGAAGCACTTGCCGTTAATTCTGGACGCAAATACATATGCACCATGATGTATAAAATTGGTTGAAATTGTTTTTCAAAGCGGGATGTAGCACAGCTTGGCTAGTGCGCCTGGTTTGGGACCAGGAGGTCGCAGGTTCAAATCCTGCCATCCCGACGAGACTATGATTTATTTTGGAACGATGGCAGAGCGGACGATTGCACCTGTCTTGAAAACAGGCAGCCCACAAGGCTCGGGGGTTCGAATCCCTCTCGTTCCGCCATATTGGGTGGATGGCGAAATAGGCAAACGCGTTGGACTTAAAATCCGATACCGAGAGGTTTATGGGTTCGATTCCCATTCCACCCACGCCGGGCAAGTGGCGAAACAGGCAGACGCACTAGGTTTAGGTCCTAGCGCCGAAAGGTATGAGGGTTCGACTCCCTCCTTGCCCACTAAAAGACTAATATTAAAATTATCGCCCCTTTAGCTCAGTGGTAGAGCACCTCACTTGTAATGAGGTGGTCCTCGGTTCAATCCCGAGAGGGGGCTCCATTCCCCGTCATTGAGGCAGCTACGGATTATGATGTTTTCGTGGACGAAGAAATAAGAATCATAAAAAACGTTGAATTAGGCGAGGTTCCACCCACCCCATCTACAACTGTTATCCAAGATTTAGAAACACCGAAAGCAACTGAATCGCTTTTGGCGTATGGTAAAAGATTTGGTACACCAATCTCATACGAGCAAGAACAGAATGGCCGTTTAATACAAAATATTATTCCCGTACACAAAACGGAGTATGGCCAAATATCAACATCATCCAAAGATAACTTATACCTGCATACTGAAACTGCTTTTCATCCATATAGGCCATCATTCGTCCTTCTCTTATGCATGCGTGGAGATAGTCAAGCAAAAACGACAATAGCTACGATTTCATCGATTGTTCCAAAACTTAGCAACGAAGCAATGGAGATTCTTCAGCTTCCGCTTTTTGCCACTGGTGTTGATGATAGTTTCATGAGTAAAGTAAAAACAAAATTCGAGCTAATCACACCGGTCCTTCGCCAAACCGACAAAGCAACGAATCAGTGGGAAATGGTGTTTGACTGGACGTTAATGCACGGCTTAAATCAGGACGCAGAGGGCGCACTGGAGGAGTTCAAAATTGCCGTTTTTGACTCCGTGACCGAGATTTCCCTAGAAACCGGAGATTTATTGGTTATAGATAATAGAAAAGCCATACATGGGCGCAGCAAATTTCAGCCAAGATATGATGGGACTGATAGATGGCTCAAAAGGCTTCTCGTAATTAAAACCATGCCCCCAGCACAGCACCTCTCTGGGAATATGATAACCACTCAATTTGCGTCATGATAATTATTAATTCAATAGGCGCGCACGACTCGAGATTTAATGAAATACTGATGCGTTTCGATGACAAATGTATTCCCTCAATTGATGTTGGTCATGGGTGGGCAGAATTGGTTCTTGAGTGCCATAAAAGACTTGTCGATTTTGACGGGAATTATAAGGTCTTGCAAATCAAAGAAAAATTTGGTGGCTTGAGGTATTATTTCATGCCAAGTAATCCAGCATTTACCAGAACAATGCACTTAAGGATTATTGATTTGGAAAAACGGTCTTATCTAACATGCGAGGTATGTGGAAATCCTGGAAACCTGAGGACAAGAAGACCAAATGGGTGGATGAAAGCACTATGCTTAAATCACGCACCAGAAAGCTATGGGTACATCAGTGCATCTACTCTCTATATTCAGGAAAAAGAAGAATAAGGGTAATAAAAGAATTCCTGTTGGGCTTTATCCAATAGCAATAATTCAGTCAAGATATGGCGGTGCCTATGAGGGCGGGAAGTGGCACGCAATTGCTGACTACGAAGAATTTTTAGATATTAGTAACGATGCACCTGATTATGTCATCGCCTACCAGGAATATGCGACCGGTGACGACTGTGCGGCTTTTGATTTTTGGAAACTTGATTATGTGCGGATGCACATAGGGGTTGGTGATACCCCCAACGATGCACTGACATCATTGCTAAAGAGGAGGGATTGGCAGGTCACTCCCACATTTCCGGATTAGGAAATGTCAAATCTTTTCTCATCCTTAATAATGTCTTCAGACCAGCTCCGATAATCAACGGCATTAATAAAATTGAAAGGATGATTGATTTATCAATTTTTTTTAGTATATTCATCTATCATCTCCGCTTCCAGATATTTTGTTTTCAACTAATCTTTTGCTCAATTTGGCAATATTATCTTTTGCGATTTTGGACAATGGAATATCTAGCTCTAGGGCGAGTTGCGATACATACCAAAGAACGTCACCTATTTCCTTGGACAACTCCTCTCTTTTTTCTGCGCTAATAATCCGTCCGTCGTCACGTATAATTTTTTTAACCTTCCCAGCAACTTCGCCAGCTTCTGAGCATATGCCTAGACTCAGGTATTCAATGGCTAGTTCATCTGGATACTTTGCTGTCTTATTGCTTTCGTATTGATATTTATCAAAATCCATTTTTGCTGACCTCTTGCTTCGATATCCAACTAGCTCCAAGTCTATGTATCTCTTCCAAAACCTCAGACATATGCGGATTTCCAGATTCGTCAAAACTAATTATATTATGGTTCCTATCTTGTTCCCTTGCCATTTCATTCCAAGTTTCTTTGCCATATAGATTTTCGTTTTCGAACCATTTTTTGGTTCCATTAAATGGATATTTTAAGTAATTTCTTACTAAATATTTTTTGCCTCTTGTTACCTTTTGCACGCCATGAAAGTATGGTTGATTTCCAGGAAATAATGGTGAGCCAGAGGGGAATACGAGTATTGTCCCTGCTTTTGGTTTGTGTAAAATTTTCTCCCCATCTATGAAGAAGACTATTTCACCACCGTCATAGTTATCGTTGAGATACGTTGTTGCTGTAATTAAAAACTTCTCCCCAGGCCAATACCACTCACCAGCTACGAAATCAGTATGGTATTGCATTGTTAATGAATTTCCTGTAGTTACGTTTGTATAATATCTGGCAAGACTTGGGTAGGTGAGTATCGACCCATCTGGGATTGGAACGTTATTAATTGTAACGTAGTTGCCCACCGCAAGTGTCGTGGCGTCACGCAATCGTCTGAATAAATTAAATTCTTCATTAAACGCTGCGTTTATCTCTCCTCCGTGTTCGCTTGGGTTTAAGTTTGGAGAACAATATTTTCCAAACGAATACCAATCATCCCATTTCTTATAAATATACTTGCCATTATTTTCTTTTTCAATGCGGTCCATAGATGAGCATAGAAAATCACTATCTGGAAGCAGGCTGTCATATATGCGAATTAACGGATATATTTCATAGCTTGATAGATTTATAAATGCCATATTGTGGCTCAATCTTAGGCCGGCTGCTCAGCCTTTTGTCGTTCGCAATATGCCCTTGCGTTACCAAGAACCTCAAACCACTTTTCGTCTATATCTGAGCCAAATGATGTGAGTTCCGTAAATAGCCTATCCGCCATCCCCTTATCGCATAGCTCTTTGAATAGTTCAAAGAATTTATTGCTATTTGTGCTGCAGTGGATATCGAGTCTTGTTACTGGGTGTTTTATTCGTATATATGCAGCACCGACCATTGGCGTGCAGGTGTTGTACTGTGAGTGAATAGCAGCCTGAATAAGAGTCTGTTCTGTCGTTTTTTCCTCGCGGACTTGTTTTTTCTTTTGGGGAGGGCGCGACATTATTTTTCTTCCGTTATCGGTCCGCCGGTCACCCAGGCGCGACATGTTCTCTTTGATGCACACTTGAAATCAAATGCCTCGCAATAGCCAAGTTGACCTGCAGCATCGATTGCCGTCCACTCATCTTGTCTCTCTCCTCCGGTGACTCCAGCATTAATACAAGACTTCATCTGTGGGGTTATAACGAACATCGTGCAGTTGCCACATCGTTGCTTTTTTGCTTCATCAGATGACACGTCCCATTCGGAGGCAAGTTTTGTCCAATATTCATTATTCGGCATTGCTGGATTAAGTGGTCCATACATTGCTGTATCAATTGCCTTTTTTCTATTGCGGAGGTTTATAGCAATATCTTGAGTTGCTGGTGGGCACTTTTGCTCAGCTTTTTCCTCGAATCTAAAACCTATAATTTTTCCAGAATATGAACCCCATGTTTCTCCGGTCATTGTGTTGACTCCTGTTCAGAATCATTGGATTCAATTTCATTCTGTTTATTTCTTCCAGTTGAAATCATAAGTCCAGCAAGTGTTCCAGTAATAAAAGTCGCAACGCTTGATAGGACGCCAAAGAACATTTTGTCATTTTCGGATTGAACACCTATTGGCTGAGTCACAAATACAAGAGCGTAGAGCACTCCAACGGTTGTGATGGTAAGAACGCCAGAAAGCACGCAGCCAACAACGAACTTAAGCCTTGCATCCATTTCTTCTGAGGTAAGACGTTTTTTCATGGCGCCACTGTCTCCTCTGTCATTGCCGAAGGAACTGATGTATCCGAATAACTGTCTGGGTCGAATCCAATTAGGTCTTTTGAACATGCTCCATCTACCTTGCATAGTGGTGGATTACACTCCTCATTTTCCCAATTTGCCGGGTCCTGACATTCATATCTATATGAACCATCGTACCCGCAGCCAGAAAGCACCAGGGAAAGAACAAAAATAGCTTTCTTCATTTTGTTTTAAATTCTTCCCATGTTTTATCGCCAATGCCAAAGTATTCTCTCGCGAATCCAGCCTGAACTATGTCAACATTTAAACATGCAGTTTTCGGGTCTTCAACTTGGTCCGATGAGTAAATACGCGCGAGAATTCTTCCGTACTTATCGTTTTTATCTGGAATCGTATTAACGAATACCCATTTATTGTTCGTCAACCAGTCCTTAGTGAACGACTTTGCTTTAAGACCCATTTCTTTCTCTTTAAGGTCTTTTGTGCGTGATTCTGGTGTGTTTACACCATATAGGCGAACACGGATTTTGTGATGAATGTTAAATCCAAGGTCAATCATTAGGTCAATGGTGTCACCGTCAATAACATCAATAACCGTTGCGCCATACCAGAATCGCTGCATTATTATCTCCTGCTGCGTTTCCTGGCTGAAATCAACCTATATACGCGCGGGTCAAATTTATCCCTACCAATGCTCATGGATTTTCTTAGAAGCTCTTTTCTTACGCTGCGACGACGAGCAGAGCGATACTCGATGTTGTCGGAAGAGTCATCATCCATAACCCATCTATCCGCTAGGGTGTTTACAAGCCCAAATATGTCTGACTTATGCTCAGTTTTCACATTGTCGGATTTCTTTTTCTTCTTATTTGCATATCTTTCAAGCAGTCTTCGTCCCTTTGCGGCAAGTGCGGCAGCATCCTCGGCATTTTGCGGTACAGGCTCACCCCAAGCGGCAGCAGAAAGAGCAAGACGTGTCGCCCTTCCCTTTTCATCCTTCATCGGCCCTGACGGATTAGTAAAGAAACGAGTTAGAAATGAGCCTTTTCTGCGCATTTTTTCTGGAGTATCAGCAGGGCCCTTCACCCCTGGCTTTAGATTTGCTCCTTCGGTTCGCTTGAAATATGCACGTCCAGCTGCGGTTAAACCGCCTTTGGGGTCCTTTAACTTCTTTTTGCTCTTTTGTTCTATTTCCTGTTTGCTCATTGCAAAATCATCAATAGATAGAAAGTCGAATGCATCAACACGAGAGCTTCCGTAGTACTCGTCAAATATTGGAAGAAACTCTTCTCGTTTTAGTTCAATCATTGAGCGGTCGGCTAGTAGGGCGATTTCAATTTCTTCCTGTGTTGCTTCTAGCTCAAGGAACTCTTCTTCAAAATTATTTTGTTCTGACATATAACCCATTTTCCCATAGTTTGTGGCACAAAAATGAAACCCCCCGGTTCATCTGTTTTCACAGAATCCCCGGGGGGTTCATTTATCAGTTAATACTGACCTTCAGTATCCGAATCAGCTTGGCTCCGCATCGAAGTCAACCTTGACGAATGCCTCTGGACGCTTGACAGCAAGGGCGAGACGCTGCTCGGCCAGGATGACGATTGCGTTACGGACGAAGAAGTCTGAGTGCTGTTCCGAAATTCGGATGCTTGCCTCTTCGCGGTCGTACAGCTGTGCACCGGTACCGAATGCACCGACGAGTGCTGTGCCTTCTGCGATTGCTGGCGTGTCGACAACCGGCATTCTCCAGACCTTTGGCTCGCCACCCATTGCAACTGAAACCGCAATGAGGTACTGGCCATTTGAGTCCTTCGTTAGCTCGATGTCTTCCCAGTCATTCGGGTGCAACACGATGCCTGATGGCTCGTAGTAAGCAAGGAATGAAAGGGTAGCCGCACGGCGAAGTGCATCAGCCTTGGTGTCTGGGACTGGTGATGTTGCACCATCTGACCATGCGTACTCCTGGATGTTTGGAGTCTGAAGAACGCCGAGCAGGTTTTCGCCTGTTCCGTCACCATTCAGAATCTGTGAATCCTCGAGGAGGCGCAGACCGTACATGAGTTCGTTGTCGATGATTGAACGCAACTGCGGCTCATCGGCGAGAACGTTACGGTGTGCAGCTTCCCAGTGGGCTAGTGTGCGGACCGGAGCTTGCTCACCAACGAAGGCAAACGATGACTGCGGTTTTACACCGAAGGCTCCACCTGAACGCTCAGCAACTGATGATGCCGAGTTGACACCGTGACCAGCCTGAAGGGTCGTGAAACCTAGCTGACGGAAGTACTCGATAACAGCAGCAGATGTTCTGCGAACTGGGAACAGGTCGCGAACTCTCTTGGTGCGTGTTGGAGGGAGCACCATTGGGTCACGCTGGATTGTTCCAAACGAACCAGGGGTGCCTGATGGGAGTGCTGAGTAAACGTCCTTGACGTTGTACGTTGTCAGCGAAGCGGCGACCTGCCATGGAGCTGCCATGTTTGCACCATTCTTGCCACCATTGAGTGACTTGAACTCGGCAGACTCGGTGAACAGCTGGCCAATTGACTTGATTTCGCGTGATGACAGCTGCGAGAGGTCAGCGGCGGCTGCAGCGTATGACTGTGCAACTGCTTCTCTTGCTGGCTGGCTTGACCACTCAGAAACCTCATCGATTGTCTGAAGGTCCGACAGAAGAGACTTGATTTCCTTGATGTCTCTCATGTTCTTGTCGAACGCCGTCTTTTGTTCCGTTGAAACGACTACTGTGCCGTCCTCAACCTTGAATGAGTCAGCGATGGCTTTGTTGTCTGCCATCTTCTGGCGAAGCGCTCCCTGGAGCTCTTCGACTCTTGCTTTGTCTTGTGACATGATTTTCTCCGTGTGGGAAATTAAGGGTTGAAATTACTGCTTACGTATGGCTTAGGTAAGCACCCAGCCCTCGTTACATCAAAAGTAACAGATTATTGACACTAATTAGTGTAACTAATAAAAGTTTTCAACTAAAGTGTGTAAATAGATTTATTGTTTAATATCTATGTATTCCGTAGTCGAGTTCTTCGGTAATTGCAGACTTCTTCTTTAATTTTGCTTTTGCTAGAGCGTTGCTGACAATAGTTCTTGTAACTTGTGTCATTTCTCTACGACGATTGTTTTCCATATTTCGTCTTCCAAGTGCAGTTGAACCAGTTCTATTCGCATAATCAGACATATTTGTACATGGCATCCATATTGTTCGCCCATTTTTGCTGATTCTTCTGCTTATCCCAATACAACCAAGCTGTCTTGACCTTGCACGAGCGGACTCTGGGTCCATGAACACATCGGCATCTGTCTCTCTTATTGATGGGCCGATACCCTGGTCAGCCTTGCTGGCAAAAAAGTTGCCAGAGACTAGTCCCCCACCATCAATTGTTTCTATGCCCTGAATGGGCAGTTCGCGAAGTTTCTCAAAGCCCTGCTTGCGCTTTTTATTCTTTTTCCCACTGCTACGAACTTCTGTTTTCTTTTCGGCAACAACAACTGACCTCCATTTAGAGGTTTCTGCAATATTGGACAATCTCTCAAGTTCTTCCATTGATGAACACGGCATCCAATTCCCAAATTTGTCCTTATGGGCCCCAGAGCAACCCATCTCTTTGCCGATTTTTAGTGCATCAATTTTTTTTATGAGTTCAGATTTTTTCATATCTTATTCCTCAATTTTTGCCTAATTGTCATTATTACTCTTTGATTACCAGTAAGCGAATCTGATGAAATTTTTTCGGAAACTGATAATAGTTCTGCTCGTCGCTCTGCTCTCCTATTGCTGGAAGTTGGTATTTCAAATGAAGTTATGTTTCGAACAATATTCTTTTGCCTAATTGAACCCAATATTCCACCAATTGCTATATTTGCAAGCTTTTCTTTATCTGTTGCAATAAGTTGTCCGGTTTTCTTGTCTATACCAATGTTTTTGTTATTTTTAATTTTTGAATACCCGCCGGAGTTATCAGAAATAATTTTAAATAACTTTGCCTTAAACTCAAGAATGCTCAGTTTTTCCCGCACATCTTGGAATTTATTTAATGCCCTTCCAGAAGGTGACCTGAATGAATTTGACTTTTCACCCAAATTGCCTCTTTCTTCAAACTTAAATTTCCTCTGTGGGGCTTCTAGCCTTCTTGCCGCGATTTTCGAAACATCATCGTCGAATTGTATATTCGATAGAGTATTAAACGTTTTTTCATCGATAGCGTTGAATTTTGTTGCAGAAAAACCCGCAGGTAGGACCTTTTGAGAGTAATCAGAAATTGAATTTATATCTGAGACCAAGCTCGAACCATATTCAGTTAATGCTTTTATTTTGATTCCAGAATCGTCGGATACTGCTATTGCGTGCGGTGTGCCCCTAAGGACGTCGTAAATTACTGAAACTTGTCTGTTTTCCATAATTCCTACTTAATGATTATCTGTCTTAATTCGTCTTTTTGGTTCATGAGAACCTCAAGTCTGCCGGCGAATAATTTGCTAATTATATTTAAGTGTATTTTCTCGCCATCAGATAGTCCATAGCCGTTCATGTCCGAAGCAAACTTCTTTGGATTAAAAGATTTAGCTTTGTTAATCATTTGGCTGATGTACTTTATGAAAAGCACGCGCTGTTCTGCTCTTAGTGACTGGTAATAGTCCGAATATGAAGGAACAAGCTGGGTGTCATAAAAATCGGAAATTCTCATCTTCATTCTTTTTGTGATTTCTATTTTTGATAAATCTATTAATCCAGACGTTATATTTTCCGCAAGGACAGCCCTGGTTCCGTCAGCTGTATCTATTGGGTATATGGTCGCTGCTGGCCTACTTCTCTGGTCTGTTAAAAAATCAGAAATCATCATTGCTGCAACATCATTCGGCTCAAGGGTTTCGAATTTTGCGTTTGGATTAAATTTTCCGCCCTGTATTGCTGACTCAACATCTTGTCTTAGATATTTTCTCTTATTGCCAGACTTGCCAACAAATAGCACATCTGGTGACTCAAGTCCAAGATGTTGCTGTACATCTGATGCAAAGCGTTCAGCAAGATGCTGAAAATCATTTGGCGACTCATAGAGAAAATACTTTTGCTGCCCACTTGAAACAAGCGAGATTTTATTTGATATTCGCTGCTTCTGCACCAAGTTCGCATTGGCGAGAACTTTAGGAAGCACCTCTGGGGATATGTCGGCAAAACTCCCGCCGTCAGCTATATGGTTAATTGCATTGTCAAGATTAGTTATCAGTTTCCCGCGTTCCTTATAAGAAACTGTTTTTCTCGGTGTTTCTGTATCAATTTTTTCAGCAGAAAGTTTTCTGTTTTTAAATAATTTATTTACCCAATTCATTGTTCCATTGATAACTTGATTCGGGTTTTTGATGCCATCAAAATTTTCTGAATAGAGCAATCCACCACCAAGTTCATCAGCTACTGCCCTCAAGCGGGCGGCTGGGTCTTTTTGGTTAGAAATACTCTGCACAGAATTTACTGTTCTACCAAGTTTCCTTCGCTCGCCAACAGTGAGCTTTCTTCTTTTCTCAAGTCTCAGTGTTGAGCCACCAGGAAGTATGTATACAAGGCTTTGTATGCCCGTATTTGATAGCAGACCAAGCTCTTCTCCACCTATGTCTTTTGGTGAAAGAGCAGATGTCAGGAATGCCGCACCTTCCATATCCCTGTTATCTGGTATTGCTCGTAAAACCTTATTTGGAACAACCGGCTCAAGAACGAATCCATCACGGCGAACCATTCTTCGTGCTTTTAGATTGGAACCTTTGTTGAAATCACCTATTTGTTGAATTAGGTTTCTTATTTGCTGATTTCCGACAGATGCATTGGGTGCGCCGACTTTTGGAATCTGCGGCTTTCTACTCTGTATAATTGTGCTATCCACCTGCTCGCCGGTGATTGTTCGTCCTATGGTAGTTGGCGTAGCGAGATTTCTTGTTGCATTTCTAATTGCTCGTATTGCTGCACCAAGCGGCGATGGAATGTCAAATAACTTCATTCCACACGTTGAAAGTCTATTATCAGTAAATCTTCCGCCAAATTGATATCCCTCAGGACATCTGTATCCACGATTTTCGCCTGGCCTAGAACCGCCTCGTCCGCCCCCTCCAAACCCTGGGGTTATCGTTCGGTAAAAAGCAGAACGTATTGGTGAACGAATAGGACCGATATCTCCAGGAATAATCGAACTTAGTAGCGTGCTGCCAAGCTGTCGTCCGGCGTTTGCTTTTGTTTCAATGGTTTGGCCAGTTGAAACTTTTCTATTCCGCGAATTTCCATTAATTCGTGATAATGCCTTATACGTTACAAGTTCCTTGCCGCTAGCCAAGTGCCCACGGAAATAATCGTGCCTAGCCTTGGTTGCTAAATCGCCCACAATCACTCTTGTAACTATGGTTTGATTAGCCTCCCCTGGGCAGCAATTATTAAATAGGTCAATATCAGCCACAACACTCTTCCTGCAAGGACTTCTTCTTAATGACCATCACCACCATTGGTTTATCGTCTTCTCCTTCGCCCTCGATTTCCCAGTTCTTGTCGTCGCGGAGATATTTAACGAAATCTCCTTCCATATCACAAAAATCTTTCATTACTTCAATTGCATGCATGAAGTCGCTTTCCGTTACGACACTATTTTCCGACTTCTCTTCATAATCAATAAAGTCAGAAAAAAACATGTCGTCGTGCAAAGCATCTTTTTTTGACGAACGCACAAGATTGGATGGTTTTGTCCCAGATGCAAGTCGTCGAGAGAACTGTGAATCAGTCCAGTTCGTGAGTTTTTTTAATTTTTTCCGACAATTTTTCATCGTTGGATGGTGACATCCTTCATTCGGCCATAACCCAGTTGTCTCGTGGTGCAACCACGCACAAATGTTGCTGAGTGGATATAGCTCAGGATGATTTGCAAGGATTACTCTGCATCTTCTAAAGCCTCCGGGCTTCTTCATGATTGGGCGCCAATAACGTAGAAGTCGCTCGAGATTACCCCTGCGCGGCCCACGACCGCGAAGAATGTCGCCCGTAACTAGTTCCTGTGGAAGCAATCCACCAAGTGGGTCTGCTTTTATTGATTCGTCATTTGACATCGTAATCCTCCAGATGTCTTAGTAGTTGCATTGCGGCCCACGCCTCCGAGCGCGCGGAGAGTGATTTAAATGAATAAACGTCCCTATCAGACTTTACCATTTCATCACAACAGCCCATTGGTAGCTGGATGAGAGATTTGTCGGATAAGAATTTCAATGCTGCGTCGTTTTTCTTATTTAACTTCTTTTTATTTTCCCCAATGCTTGACACTATATTCAGTCCATTAAGAATTTCTTTGCTTAACGGTTTTGTTTTAGCAACGAATGTCTCAAACCATGCTCCGGATGTTATATCAGCCGGCATATCCCATAAAAATCTATGAAATCTTGTCGTTCGATGTTTCTTTATAATTCGCGACTTTGCGGCAAATGATAAAAGATTTACCAACACCGTCGAGCCGTCTGCCCTAACAATTGCGCCATCCTCATCACCAGCTGGAGCATCAATGATGTAGTAAAGCTTATTTTTATCTACAGACCCAACTAATACGGCTTTCACAGCATTGACCCCCTTCTAGTAACTAAGTTTGGCACCTTTTCTTTTCTCATTTCGTCAAGCAGTTTTCTAGCAGCAGCGATAATCTCCCTATTTATGTTCCCCCTAAGTACGTCCTCTACATTGTCGGATATTTCCGCAGCACGCGAGTAAGTTCTCGGGTCCTCTATATTTGTGCCCAACTTGTCTACAAACTTGACATTTGCGAAACCAGCTTCAGCTAATCTGCTTTGTACTTTTTTAGCAGCGCGATAGTCGCGAAGCATTGACATACTTTGTGTATTTAGTTTTTCACCAGAATTAACTGAGTAAAAGTACTGTATTTCTTCTTCGCTAAATCCGGCAGAACGTAATTTCTGTGCAATTGATTTATTGTCTACTACGTCAGATATGTCCTCAGACATTGACATTGCCCTTATTTTTGAAAGCGGATAATTAACCTGTTCTATTTCGTCTGCATCAAATCCGCCAAGTATTTGCGCTTCGAATGGCGCACGTGAACCATCCCATTCCGAGTTTGCTGCCGGGCGAATAAATTGCCCAGATTTATTTCTTCTGCCGTTAACAACGCTGTAGTCATTTGCAGAATATGCTGAAAGAAGGGCAAGTGATGAATCAAGGTTATTTCTATTCCGCTTATGGCCATCAGAATTAATATATGCATCAACAATATCGTCGCGATTCACTGAATTCATCGATACTGGTCTATGTGCAGAATTTAGAGAATCACCAAGACCGTAAGACGTTCTATTTGCAACTTCTGGTTTGAGAACAATTTCTATATCACCTTGTGCCGTAAGACTGTCACCAACAATGTCCGAATCGTCAATTTCAAATATCGAACTTGATGTTACATTGCCATTTCCTTTGTTTATAACTGACTTACGTTTTGCTTCAATATGTGATTTATTAACTAGATATCCAGATACTGGTTTTATATTTGTATCAATATCTTTTGATAGTCCAATTCGCGAGTAATATTCCGCCATAAGTTCATTTGGTGCAATTCCAGCTCGAACTGAATTATTCGAATCATCAATATTTGGCGTTTTTACTCTTCCTCTATTTATTCTGGCCAGAGTGCCGGAGGTTCTGAAGGATGGGCCATCTTCATTTATCGACCTTCGACCCATATATGCAGACATTGCTTCTGTAAATACATTTTCCATCTTTTTTCTATCTGGAAGAGACATCCTGCGTCCTGGATAGTTACCAAGTTGTTGAATTGATAGTTTTGCTGTTTGATTATCAATCAATCCACGTGATTGCAGTTCATTAATTGCGATTTCGGCTAGGTCGACTCTCCCAGACGCCGCAACTGTATTGGCTACGCGGGATATTTCATTTGATGTTCCACCATTAAAGAACTCGCTGAACGCCGATAATGCATTTACCACATCCCCCCTCTGTTGCTTACTGACACCGGCCTTGCTCAGCGAAGAAACAGCCCTAGCATTAGCTAGTTTCTTGGCATCTCTTTGACGTAGATTGCCAACGAATCTTCTGTCTGTGGCACCGGAACTGAACCATGTTTGTCTTGCGGCAGTTCTTCCAGAAATAGTGTCAATATCACGTGCGAGTGAGCGTTGTGCCGCTCTGAGCGAGCGGCGTGTTTGTACTGCTTTTTTGTAATCTGGATTCGCTTTATACCCAACAGCTCCAACTTGTATAAAGTCCCCACGTTCATAAAGCTCATCAGCCATTGCTGAAATATTTTGCTCTAGATTCTTCGCTACTGAGGAAATCTCGTCATCTGATATTTCCGTTATATCGCCCACTTTCCATCTATTTTCTGCGCCGAGGCGAGCTTCTTTTATCCCGTACACCTCTTGAAAGGCTCGACCGAGCGTTAAACCTTCAACAATGTCAGTTTGTACCTCATTAACGTTGAGTGGGATATTTAAATCTGCATCCAATGAATTATTGGCAATATTTATTCCAGCCCAACGATGATGTCCGTCGAGAATATATTTGTCCATTGTTGCAAGAATTGGACTCATAAACCATTGCTGATTTATTTCTTCTAGGTATGCATCTCTAAATTCTTTTGTTCCGCGCTTCAATCCTTGCGCTTCTAATTTTTCTGCTATTGCGATTGCTGGCTTAGTAATATCCTGGGCCATTTTTGCTACTTTTGATGCAACTAATTGTTGCTGTGATGGCGCATACTCATTTGGATTTACTGTTCTCTTTCTAACAGCTGGACCGTTTTGTGGGTCAATTGTAGTTAGGGTTTTATTAAGAAATGCAATGAAATTATCCTCTAGATTTACCTCTGTGTCATTCCAGTCTGTATTGCTATACATCCACTGTTTTTCATCTTCTGATAATGGAGAATCTATTGTTTTACCAAGCGTTGGATGACGTTTTTTAATTGCATCATATTCATCCATAGATGTCTTAAGCGATGCCATGCGATTTTCTAAATCTTTTCTTATTTCATCACTCGCACCATCTGCGATGGCAAAATTAAGCTCGTCTTCTACGGCTTTAAATTGTGTTTCAAATGTTGATACCCACTTTCCCTTTGCTTTTCCATCTTTGAACATACGTATCGCGACGGTATCCGCGCCCTTAGTGCGACCATTGGTTTGTGGCATTTTTTCTCTATCGATACCGATATGCCCAGAACAAAGAAGATTTTCATTTGCTTTATAGAGCGCACATAGGTCTGCCTGAAATCCATCTATATAATCTTTTTTCATTTGAGTAATTACTTGCTTATCATTTATGTCTGCAAGCGGATTACTCTTTAATAATTGCTCTTCATATGCTTTTTTGAATTTGAGCCATCTTTCATTTCCATCCCTAATATGTAGTCTTGCTACTTTTGTAACTTGTTTTTCTAGTTGAAGCTGTGCCGTCGTCGTCAGGGTTAGGTTTTGGTTTTCAACACTTACGTGGTGCCCTAGTGCCATAAGTGCGAGTGCCGATGGAACGTCTTCTGCAACATATGTATTTTGATGTTTTAAACTTATTGCTTTTCTTGGCGAACGCTTTATTGAAGTTCCAAATGTTTTCGTAATTTCATCATCTGACATATCATCAATATTTTTCCCAGCGCTAATCACCGAATCAAATATTGAGGCTGCCCTCGCCGCAACCTCGGATTCCCTGGACATTCGCTCTTCGAGTTCAGATTTTGTACCAACTCGTCCAGAGGAGAGCCGTGATGCGCGTTGCTCTGGTGTCATTCTTGCCAAACGCTCTGCTCTCCGTGTGGAAAATTCTCCTATTTCTGGAACCGAGCCAGACGGTGCGCGTACTTTGCCGTTTTTTGCAAGGTCATCAAGTTCGGATTCGTACATTCTTACGCGGACACGCCTATCGAATGATGTATGCATTTTGAATGCAGCATTTTCGATTGCCTGAGAAATTTGTTCATTATTTAATGTTCTTATTTTTTCAGCGACAGCTGGGTCGAGCATGTCCTCGGAGATATCTTGCATATCTTTTGACCCGTTGCCAGAGAGAATTGAGCGCAAGTCAGAAAGATTTGATGTCAGCTCATTCACTCTCGTCTTTCTTCTTTCGTCACGAGTCTCTATCTCGCCAAGGAATTCTTGCCCAGATGATAATTTTCGTTTTGTTGATTTAGGCGCTTTTGCTTTGCTGGCAGCCCTCTTTGTTTCGCGTATTTTCTTTTCCGCTTTTTGAGCATCAGAGAGTACGTCAAAAGTCTCACCGATTGATGAGCCAGAATTCGCTAATGAGTCAATCACTTCTGTATTAATTTCAGATGTCATTGACGCATCGTCCATGCGCAAATATGGGCGTTCGACACCACGTTTTTCTCTGTCAACTATTGCCTTGTCTGCAACAGCCCGGATTTTCTTTGCATTTCCATCGCGCCAAATTCGGTCATCCGTACCAGACTTAATGGAATCAACAAGCGAGTCAAGAACCTCGACAGTATCCTTTTGTCTTGATATTTCTGCTCTTATTGTGCCGTCTTTATCTTTGCCAATAATCCTGATAGACCCAGGCGGAATAACAAATGCCTGTTCTTTTCCTTCTGCCGGTTTGGGGAAAACCCCTCTATCGCCCTCGCGTACATTGATAATAATTCTGCTTTTCTTCTTATCTGCTGTTAGCGGCTTTTGTCTCAATGTCGTTACGCGACCGGCAGTAAATGAGTCAACATTAATTTCTTTGCCGACTTTTGTATCAGCTGCGCGCTTTGATGGAAGCTCTATTACCGCCTCAATTGCGAATGGCTCATTTATTGATGATGAATCAATAGATTCCATTGTCGGAATTATTATGTTTTTAACCTGGTCCTCAAGCGAGCCTTCATCAGCTGAAGTTGGGTCTATTTTTAGACCAAGTCTCTTCATTCTGGCATTTCTTGCGTTTATTGCTCTACCTACGGCGCTTTGAGCACCTTGGTCAAACATTTGGGCAATTTGCGGAGTGGAGAAATCTTCCATTTCAACAATTGCTGCTGCTTGTTCTTTGGTTATTTTTCTTCTTAGGCGTGCACGCTCTTTTTGTCCAAATAATGCAGCGTCTTTCTGGGACTTGAATTTCTTTACTTTTGCTGGCTCTTTTGGTTCGAGCAGTTTTTCGACGGCTCTAAAAAAATCTCTGCTTGCTTTTGCTGGTGTAATTTCTCCGTCTGACCCCATAGCTCTCTTGATGAATTCAGTCCTTAATGCATCATGCTCACGCATCAATTCTTGTACTTCTGGTGAATCTTCTGGTTTTCCTCTCACAAGGAGGTGGATATCTGCCGCCCGACGAAGAACTTCCTTGTCTGTAAATTTTTCTATTGATGCTTTTACTTCTTCGAATCGAGCTTCTTTGGCAAAAGCCGCAACTTCTTCATCAGTGAGAATTCCAGATTCAATTCTTACTCTCCCGACAGCAGCGTCAAAACGTTCCATTTCTTTCGTTGCCCCAGACCCAACGCCATATTTTTTGCGCCATGTAGTACGGGCATCGTTGTACATTTTTTCGTAATAATCAAGTACCTTTTTGCCTCGTTCAATGTCTCGTTCTTTGGCTTTTTTCAAAACATTGAATTCATCATCGCTCATTCCATCTAGTTTTACGAGACCTCTTAATTCGTCTTCCATTCTCTTAACTTCTCTACGCATGTCCATTTGCTGTGTTCTGACCATTGCAGCTTGTGACAGCATCTCTTCTTCAGAAAGAGAGCTAAAGAACTCTTTAAATTCTTTTAGTTTCCTTCTGCGCTCGCCAGCCTCTCGAGCATCTACATCCACCATGTCTTCAACTGTTTCTGTTTCATCTGGCGTGACTTCAGATGGTGGTCTAAAAGTCAAAGTTTCTTCAACAGCTCTATCAATTGCATCGAGTTCAGCTCTTTCCGAAGACGCCGCACGCCTATCAACATCATCCATCCATTCGAGAGCAGCATCTACGTCATCGCCAAAAATCAATCCTTGTTCACGTAAGGCCCATAATTCCGCGCCGACCTCTAGGCCCCATATTTCGCTGCCCTTTGTGTAGTCGGTCGGGTATTTGCCGGCAAGAAATGCCGCAACCTCAGAGCGAGAGAGAGCATCGCTCATATGCTTCAGGTCGAGCCCATCATTTACGTCCATCATTAGATTCATGATGTCGCTGCCAGTCAGATTTGTTAGCAGTCCACCAGATTCTGGGTCAAAGTCAACCTTGACGACTCGCATACCAACAAATTCACTAACGCCAGTTTTTTTATTCAATCTGTATTGTGGAATCTCTAGTTTGCCTCCACCCTCAATTGCTTTTCTGAGCGTGCTTTTAATAAATGCTTGTGATTGAATTCCATGAGAAAACTCGTGAAAAGCAATATGTCTGGTGAATGTTTTTGGACCATCAACTAGACCGGCCATGTGACGCGCAGCGTATTCTGAATTAATTAGAAAATCTGCTACTTCACTCTTGGCAGCTGAATCACTTATCGCCCCAAGAGCAGAGATGGCTAATCTCTCATTTGCCATAAGGTCTGGAAGCATTGATTCTTGATTAGTAAGAATTTTTTCTAGGTTTACATGCATCACTCCGCGAATTCCACCACGACCAGGGCGCATGTCCCCATATACAGATGTTCCAGCTTCGTCATTTGTAAAGAAGTTGTATTCAATACGGCCAAAAAACTTCGCCACAGAAGGCTGTTCTTTAAATAAATGAAGAGCTGTTTCAAAGTAGGCGCGTTCTGTTTCGTAATACCGTTTGGTGTCGCTAGCTATCATTCTCTCTTGTTCTGCTTTTGACAATGCACTCCAATTAGGAAGTTTGGATAATCTTGCAGTTATATATCTCGTTACCTCTTCTGGTCGCAGTCTTGAGTTGTCGCCAAGCCCAGAAACGTTTGCAATATTGACATCCCAGCCATCGCGACCACCAGTTGTTTCATACAGTTTGTTAAGTGCTTCAAATGCCTCAACTACGTCAGCGTTTACGGCTCGTGCAGCCTCGCTTCTGTCAACCCCAAGCGATGTATATAGCGAATTGACATTATCGTCCATGCGCATATGAAAGTCTTGGGAATTAATTAGACCATTTCTAAATAGGCGTTGACCAGGCGCTACGTCAACCGTACGCCAGTCTGGTGCGTCAATGCGCTCACCGGTAACTGAATCAAAGTATGGATGTCGTCCCATCCTGACTGGTGCCCAAGGAACATTTGGAGTCCATTCATTTTTATAAACAAAATTTAGAAATGAACGAACATTATTTAGAAAGCCACCACCCTCTTCTGTTTTGAGCATTTCCTGCGCTTTGCGCGCAGTGAATCGTGCAAAACGTGAGGCGCTAAATCCAAAACAATTGGTTCCAAACATGTCAGTGAACTGGTTTGCAGCTGGAGTTCCTGGAGGGCATCTAAATTTATTCAGTTCATCGCGAATAATTCCGAATCGCCCAGCTGCTCTCGCTATTAGGCTTCCACCAGGAACACGCTCGGATAGTGGTTTTCCGGGTAAAACCTTTTCTTGGATTTGTCCATTTGTCCCACGTTGTTTTGCAAGTTCGGCTTGGCGCTCAGCGAAGGTTAGCCCAGGCGTAATGGCAAATGAATCGACAACTTTTGCGGACTGTTCGTCTACGTCATCTGTTTTTGGGTTTACTTTATATTTTGTAAGTTGGATTATTGGTTTTTTGCCAAGTTCGGCCAACATCTCATCAAAGTTTCGAAAGTTTCGCGTTGTCGGCTCAATCCACCCAATATTTGGGTTTGTATCAAGACCGTTTTTGCTTTCGTATGACGGAGAAATTACTAATCTCTTACCCTTTTCCCATGAGCCAGCAGTTTCCCATCGATGCCCAAATTCATCGCTCTCAACACCAGGGCGAGTATCGCCGCTAAATTCTCTTTTGCGGTTATCTGTATTTTCGAAAGTCTGTCGGTTTTCTCCAAGAGCTTTAACTGATATATCTGCGATTAATCTTTCCTGTCTTGCAGATTCGCTTATTGAGCGCTTGAAGGCAAGCGCTTTTTCGTTTGCATTAACAGCTAGGCCCACTGGTACAAGCAGGCGCTCTGAGACTATGACTCGATTTACGTCGATAAAGTCACCCGTCATTGCGGGATTCCCTAGTTCTTCTAGTTGTTGTCGATTTGCTCTTCAAGTAGCTGGAATTCAGCGAGTGAAGCAAGGAACTCTGCATCATTTATGGCCTCACTACCTATTGTTGCATCTTTTTCTGATGAACCCGACTTCCAGTTCTCTGGCAAAACGCTTTCCATGTCAAGCGCTTTTGCGCGCTTCATTATGTGGCGCTTTGTCGCTTCCTTGTCTTTTGCTCTCCCAAATGCCTGGATTGCATTTCTTAGGTCAGAGCCAGTAACAATTGGATACGAACCATCAGGCATTGCCATCCCACTATCAGCGAGCTCCATGCGTCGCTCTTGTGTAAATGCTCTCTTAATTGCAAGTTCTGCAGCTTCAGCCTCTATTGCTTCAACTTCATCCTGCTCGTAGCGGTCGTACCCAAGAACTTCACCATCTAGAGAAACGAACACATCATACGATTTCCCATCGAATCCATCGATTTCAACAGCATATGAATCAAATCCCTCGAAAATATCTGGCTCCACGGCAACAACGTGACCATCAAATGATTTTACGGCGATTTCTGCTGCTTCCGTGAAGTCAATCAGCTTGTACTCGACCAAATCTGACTTTTGTTCAAATTCGGAAATATCAAGACGATGGAATCCCATCACCTCTGCTGTTGTACCATCAATGAATACTTCCTTGACCGAACCGTCTTTTGTCTGAACATCAACAACAAACATGTCGGCGTCTGCCGAATAACCAGAATCAATGACATTGCCATTGAACATCTTCTCTGCAAGCCCTTCAGCATGAAGAATTCCAGGCATGCCTTTCTCTGCAACACAACCACCAGGGCAATCATCGCATACAGGAGCTGAACCGGCATAAGCTTTTCTCTCTAGTGCGCAAACATAACCAGTAGCGCCTAGGTCTGATGACTTATAACCCATTGATTTAATTCTGTAGTTTCTAAGTTCGTCCCAGTGCGAGTCTGATGGAGAAAATGCTTTAGCACCCATCTCTTCATCAGTCTCTTCTTCTTCCTCCATCATTTCTGGAGCTTCTTCTTCGTCTTCTTCTGTTACTTCGACTTCGGCTTCAGCCTCTGGTGCCTCTTCCTCTGTCTCCATTTCCTCTTCGGGCATATCCTCTTCGTCTTCTTCGCCCATCTCTGCTTTGCCCATCATCTTTCGAACTTTTTTGAGCGGGTTCCACATCTTGCCCTCTTCGGAAATCATGTCTTCCTCGTCGTCTTCGACTTCGGTATCCATGTTTTCGTCGCCCTCTTCGTCCATCATTTCTGGTTCAGTATCTTCCGGGACAGGAGGCATTGCGCGCTTCTTCTTGACAGGAGTCATTTCTTCGTCCATCATTTGCTCTTCGTCCATTTCCTCTGCCATTGGAGCGGGTTTCATCATTTTCTTTTTCTTTACTTTTGCCCTATCAATCATCTCATCTGACATTTCTGGAATCATGTCCTCGGTCATGTCTTCAGACATAACACTCTTTTCTTCGATATTTGATACAGGCACCATTTTCATTTCAACTGGAGTGGCACCACACTTAGCGCAAATTTTTGCTCCGGCCGAGAAGCCGCACTGTGCTCCAGCAAGGCCCTTTGCACACTTCAGTACATTGCCGTCGCTGTCAACACTCACATTCATATTTTCGGCGTTGTTCATATAACTCCTGTTTCTGCAGGAAAATGACCGACTCGGACATTAACCATTAAATTGTGCTTAAATTATAACCTATCACGAGTATCCAGCGTGAATTAGCAACATTATTGAATTTCATCAAAATTATTTACCAAGTTGATACTTAGTCTTTTGACGAACGACCAAAAACTGTGCGACCCTCTTCCTCTAACCGCTTTCGCGCAGTTTCGAGTTGCTCGCGGCTAAAAATATCGTCAATCGTATGGTTCGTATTAAATATTTCATTAAAACGATTGACTATTCCCTGCAGTTCTTGGCGGGAGAATCTCGGTTCATCGCCCTTCTTCTTGGAAAATGATTTACCTTTTGTTCTAGCGGCTTGCGGAAGCACCATTGCAAGGTTCTTTGCTCCAAGAATATATTCTTTGTTCTGTTTGGTATTGCCTGCTGACATACCTTGGGTTTTTCCTAAAAATTCAATTGCTGCCTCAAACACGTTATTTCTTGAAGAAAGCAGCTCGTCGTCTAGTTTCTGCCCAACATTATTATCGTTCCACACTGTTTTTGCATCAGGAATCATCCCTGTGCGTATCATTTCCTTGATATATGCCGTTGGGACTCCACCGGAACGCCAGCTTGAGGCCTGTCGAGGATTAAATAAGTCGCTATCTTGAACGCCAAATGCTTTTTGTAGTCTCGTATTCAATTCCTGCATACCGCGCTCGTCCTCGGAGAGTCCAAGATGGTCTAGCAATTTCTTTAATTCAAAGTCTTTTCTACTTGTTTTGTCGGTTATTTGTGGTGCTTCCTCGGTTTTCGCAATTTCCTCAGCCCTGCGAGTTGACACATCTGGCATTCCCTCGTAAATTAAGTCGGATTCAGCCATTGCTTCACCTGAGGCATCATCTGGGTTTCTTGAAAAACGACCAACAGCATTAAACTTTGCCGCTGGGTCAACTTCTCCAAGAGACGAATATTCGTCTGCGTCTATTATTTCTTTTTCTGAACCGTCGTACCAAAATGGATACGCGTCTTTCCCAAATGCTTCGATAATAAATCTATCCCGCATATTTGCTCTACCAAGATTTTCAGCAAATCTTTGTGCCTGCGACATTCTTGCATTTCCTGGTTCATCATCTGTTACTGGTGAAAATAGTCTCCAACCAGCAAATTCTGGCTGGTTACCAAGTTCCGCAATTAGGTACCTAACAGAGTCGTGAGATATTCCGGCATCGTCGCTAGTTAATTTTTTCTTATCTTGCGGCGATAGGTTCATTATCTTTGCCAAATCAGAGATGCTGATTGGCTCAGACTTTGTCCAATTTACATCTCTTACCGTATTGTCTGGATTTCTTGCCACATCGAATTCAGTTGGAATTCTTATTGATTCACGCAGCTTGGAAACAGGGAGCATCCATGTTGTTGAGTCTGGATTATCTAATCGTGCATTTTGGGAAACACTGCCAATTTTAATTTCTGGCCTATTCCTCATTGCCCCAGATACCTTATCGAGACCGGCATTAATTTGCCTTCTTCGTTCCTGTGCTGATGGGGCCTTGCTCGACGTGTCAAGTGTGATTCCCCGCTTACGGAAACCATCCCAGAATCTTCTAGCAAATTCATAATCACTGCCAGACTTAGAGCCACGAATTGCTGCAAGATTTGTTGCGCTTACGTTTTGTGAATAAACAGCTCCGCTTGCCATTCTTCGTTCGCGCTTAGCTGGCATTCCGCTTGCTGTTGGTCTTGCCCTTACCGCTCCGGAAGAAAGAAGTCTTTGTGGCTTAACAGTCTCTTTTTTAATTTTTTCTCCGCTTGGGCCAAAGCCATATTGCCTCATCCAATCGACCATGTTGTCAACATCTTCCCGCATCCATGTATCGGTCATTGGCATGTGTGTTGCTATTGACTGGCGGGCACCATCCTCAACGCCCTCCCAGTATTTATCATCTTCACGACGGTTTGCATCAAGATATGTGCCAAGTTGTCGAACATAGGAGTAGAACCAGCTTCTATATGTCGCACTTGCTTTTTGTTTTTCGTTAAAGTCACGTGGTCGCTCTTGGGCATCTCCAAGCCATTTAACTCGTGCTTGATTTATTCCAAGCTCACGACCACGCAAATAGTCGGGCGACTTGTACTTGTCTGCCTGTGTCCATCCGGCAGTTTGCCACCCAAGACCCTCTTTGCCCCAGCGCTCAATCAATGCCTCATGCTTACGACGCTCTTCCAGCTCAATTGGGTCTGGCGTAAATCTCTTGTAGTCAGGACCAATATGTCTATCAACTGGTCTATTATTAAAGTTTCCAGTTGCGAATTTTTGCAAATCCTGTTTCATCGTGTCTTCATCAAGAAATGCGAATCCGTCAGTATTCGGAGTTGCGCCACTACGCAGCCTCTGCCTACGTTCTTGGCGGTTTGTCCCTCTTCCCTCTGGGGCATTGCCAAGTTTTCTCGTTGCTTTTGCTGGCGCGCTTACGCTTAACGCCCTACCGCTTGCAAGTTCACGTGCGCCGTCTGGATATACCTGTTCTGCTGATTCATCGAATGGATTCCAGAATCCTGATGGCGCTTGCTGTTCGGCGCTTAGATTCTTTTCGACAAACTCGAACCCACGCTTATTTTTCTTTCTATCAATAATCCATGCCGTCGCATCTGACATCTGGATTCTTCTCTTTGCTCGTGTTGCCGCAACGTATATGAGATTTTCCATTTCCCTATCGATATCTGTAACAACATTTCCGGCATTATCAAATTCTGGCTGGAAGAAGTCGTTGCCAAGTATTACGTTGTCGAACTCAAGACCTTTTGCTGCGTGTGTAGTAAGGAATGAGGCGTCAACCTCTGGGTCATTGGTTGTATCTGTTATGAATTTACCAACAAGACTGAGAAGGGTCCCAGTTTCATCTGGGGTGGAGCCCTTTATGCGTATTGCGTCATATGATGGCGCATTAGAAGAACCAGCTTTTCTTGGAACATACTTTGGGGCGATTGTGATTTTGTCACCCAAGCCAAGGTCATTTATAAATGTCTCAAGTCTGCGACGGGCTATAGGCTTTTCACCGTTTTTATCCCCAGTACGCTGAATTTTTCCAGCAGCATCTTTAAACTCATACGAGTCAATTATTCCTTCTCCAGAAATAATTACACCGTTCTCCCATGATTCCCCATCTTTTAGACCCTCTGTATCAAGTTTCCAGAATATTTCTCTGCTTGGAGATTGCCCTGATGGGTTCGGAACGATATTAAATCTTTTATCTCTATTGAGCTTGTAGCCACCAACTTTTCCGCCGCCACCCTTACCGGCCTTGAGCGCGCCAAGCATCTTTAGCTCTGCACCAGAAACAATTGATGATGTCCCATCTATATTCTTGAATGGGTCAACGTCAATCGGCTCTTCAAGTGGGCGAATTCTTGCTCGTTCTAGTATTTCTCCAGTCTTTGGGTCCTTTCGACCAAGCAAACGGTTCAGCCAGTCAATTTCGGAAAGCTGATTACCGTTTGCATCTCTCACCCGAAGAAGTTTCATCATTGATGCCAATTGGCCGTATGACGATTTTTGGCTAGCACGTTTATTTATTTCTGCGGCATCCCATACGTTGCCTATAATCTTTGACTCTCTTGGTCGTGTTCCAGTAGGTCTTTTAACCCACAGTAAATGACGCAAGAATTCAACCATATCTTTGTATTTTTCTGCCGGTAGGCCAATGGTCTTATCTTGGTGTTGCGATAGGAACTGCAGTGCCTCCTCGAGCGTGTTTCTATTTGAGTAAGAAATAAATGCCCATGTTCCATCTGCATCGGCAGGTATCTGTCGATATAGAATTCCTTCACGCTCGGGAGCTAGATAGCTGACGACTTTTGTTAGTAGGTCATTTCTTTCTTTTTCGGGCATGTCGGCAAGTTTTTGTCCATTAGGACCTGTAATTCCGTATTTCTTTTCAATTGAGTCAAGTTTCTTTGCCAATTGTGCACCAGACAGCGTGCCGAGATTAAAGTCTGCCCTAACAACATCTTGTAGTCGTCCAAATAATTGGTAATTCGCTGCTACATCCGGTACGCCATTTTCCCTATCGGCAGCATTACCTCTTCCTAGAATTAGGTTTCCAATAAATGCTGTTGTTTTTCCGTACCTAAATGAATCAGTAAGTGTTAAATTAAAATCTGGGTCGAGTTTTGCGAACGAGTCAGTCGAACCACGGAATCCATAAATTGATTGTCGTGGGTCTCCAACCATCACTGTCGCTAGATTATTGTCACGAATATTATCTTCAATGACTTTTAGAAGAACTGGGTTTACGTCTTGAGCTTCGTCGAAAAAGAATACATTTAACGGATTTTCTTCTGTTGCGTATCTTCTTCTCAGGGCACCGCGTCCACCGCCCGTATAAACAAAATCTTCTCCGTCAATTTGCACAATTGAACCAACCTCGAGGTTCTTGTCCTGAGAACGTGCATCTTTAACCTTACGTGTTCCATGACCAACCATTCCGGCATCTGTTCTTAGGTTTGGACGTTGCAGGGCCCAAATTTTTACCTGCTGGTCAAAGTTTGGTAGAACATTTGATTCTGGGTCCATAATGTCGGCCCACATTTTTGTTGCGAAATCAACCCATTCTTTTGGTATTTCTTTGAAATCTGTTTCTGCTGGGTCGACTCCACCCTGTGCATTTCTTTTTATCTCATGCGGGCGTAGTTTAAAATGTTTTTCTGAAAGAACATCATCTTCACTTTGTGAGTATCTAGTAAGAGCGTTAATTAGAACGAGTCCGAAATCAACGTCATCTAGCTTTACATTTTCGTGAGTAATTCCTTCTGGATATAGTTTTTTGAGGTCATAGTGTTTTGATACGTCTTTTCCACCGCTTTGTGTTTCAAATGAAACGTATCCAAGCGTTCTAAATCCAACTTTTTTCTTTCCTGTTGTATCTACAGTTTTGCCACCAAATCCAACTGCTTCTGTCTTTCTTTTTGATTTTGGATTTGCTGCCGCATAAAATTCGTCACCAGGTCCAACTCCAATTTTGCGCAATTTTTCCTTGTACTCCGGGGTAATTGCGTCTCTATCCTCAAGGAGCAACGACCAATACGCGAGCTGGTTAATGGATGAACTGCCCGTATTATCGGGCATTCTCCTCTGAGCCTCTGCAGCATTTTTTCTGTTAAAAGTTATGTAGTAATACTTCGATTTGGGTGATTCCTTAGCCATTCGTATGACCGACTGTTCGACAGTTGTTGTTTTACCAGTACCAGCCCCAGCTCGAACAGCAACCAATCCACCTTCTTCATTATTTGTCAGATGCGCCACGGCATCCATTACATCTTTTTGTTCATCTGTCGGCTCAAATTTCATTCCGAACTTCTCCATGAAGGAGCCTTCGGTTCTCTCTATTTTTCGATTTGGGTCTTTTGCGCCAACTATTGGACCACGACCAGATGACAGTCTTTGGTTTATTTGGTTGTAGTAATTCCCCTCTTCGTCTTTAATTACAAATCCAGATATTCCGCTTGACAGACGATTATTTTCATAGTCTTCTAAAATTGTTTTTACTGCTCCAGGACCGCTACCACGAACACGTATACGCGCCTTTGGTTTTGGTTGTTCGACCGGGACATCGCCCTCTTTTGGTCTCTTCGGCTTAATAATTGGAATAGTTATTTTTCCAATGATTGGGACCTCAATCGTGTAGTCCTCTTTGCCCTTTCTTTCGTTATCTGGCACTCCAGCACGTCTACGAAGTGTTGCAGACTTATTCATGATGTAGTCAACAGCCTGCTGCGACTGCTCAAGCGCTTTTCTTATTTGACCTGGGTCATTCTTGAGAACCTGCAACCATGACGCAAGGTACTGAATATGGTCATCACGTATTTCTGGCTCAAGGCCAAGGAATCCCATTGCAAATGATGAACCTATTTCCGCAATGAGTTCCTCGAATGCATAGCCTTCATTGCCAAATCTATTTCCGCTTTTATCTCTATTTAGTCTGCCAGGCGAACCAGTCCAGTGGATAATTTCATGCAACATAGTTGCATAAAATGCCGTCGGGTCCTTGAAGGCGGCAAATGGTGGGATTGTAATTGTGTCATCAGCCGGAGAATAAAAAGCGCGGAAGCCCTGTTCTCTGTATTTTGGTCCAATTTCTTTTACAACATTTTCGATATCTGCGAGGCGTTCGGCATCTGAGAGTTGTGCAACTTCATCAACCTTGTATACCCAATCTGGCAGGCCTTCCATTTGGTCTGCGTTATAAACTGTTTCAATCTTGAAACCTTTTCCAATATAGACGCCATTTGAATCACGCATATCATATGGAACAAGAATATTTACGCCGACTTCACCCTTCTTTAGCTTTACGCCCTTCTTTAACTCTCTCCACTGAGTTATTCCGGCCCACCTGTTTGTCTTGTAGTCGCGTTTTGATGCAGCATGTGACAGCATCAACTGGTTCATGCCTTGGTAAATTCTGTTCTTTCTTGTTGGATTACGACCGTAGAATTCTGGTGTTCTCCATGGCAAGTCCCACTTGCCGCGTTTTTCCGGATTATCAATTATCTCCTGAAGGGAAGCGATAATTGCCTCGCCCATCTTCGTATACATATCCTGAATATTTGCGTCATTCTTTTCCTGGTCTTCAACTTTTCCAGATGAAAGAATTTGTCCATCTCGATATTTGTATAGAGGGCCCTCATACATCAGCCGTTCTTTGGCTGTTCGTTGATTCTCTGGTTTATTTAGGAAAGCCTCGAATCCGCTAGATAGTTTTTTCTCCGTAGACGCAGCAGCATTTTCTGTGCGCGAGCGCCGCATTTCGGCCATATGTCTTTGCTCGGCACGGCGTATCTCGACACGCGTAGTTCCAAGTTTTTCTGCCATCTGTTCGAGGGACGCGCCAGCCATTCTCTCTTCATAAATATCCCTATCCGTATAGTCTTCTGGCTTTTTCTCAGGCGCGGGGATTTTTGTAACTTTTGGACGCTCCGGTTCCGTTCCAAGGAAGTCCCTAATGATTCGGTCATATAGGTCCATTGAGTTTTCGTCATATGGGACATTTTCTTCTCCGTACGGATTATCTGGGTCAAAGTCCTCATCAAGGCCGGGAAGCTTTCCAGATGAAAGTCTTTTTTCCGGCTTAGATGAGCTGCTGTCGCTAAACCCATAGGCGTTCAACCATCTTGATAATGCGTCTTTTTCGTTTTCCCCCCAAGTATTTGTATCTGGTCGCTTTGAGTACACATCTGCACGTATTGCATTATCAATACCGTCGTAAAAATCACTGTCGTTTTTCTTTTCTTTATCTGGAAGCTGCTCAATTCCACTTAGATACATCGACATTGAGCGGACATAGTCGTAGTACCACTCGTTATATGCAGATGAACTTTTTGCCTTCTCGTTGAATTTTGCTGGCTGCTTTTTAACGCCCTTGCCAGTCCATACATGCCGTGATTGGTTATAGCCAAGCTCGCGACCGCGTAAAAATTCTGGTGAGCGGTTATTATCATTGTTATATCTTGGAACAGATACCCAACCGTTTCCCCTGTCTATCCACGACTGCGCAAGCGAATCAAAGGCCTCTCTCTTTGCTTTTTCATCGCTAGAAATTCCATAACGCGATTCGTTGTCTTTGCCATATCCATGTCGAGAGGTATTAAGGCCAGACGCCATTCTTCTTCGTGTTGTTGGAGTTCTCTCTTCTCGTTTTGGTGCTCTGCGTTCCGTGTTTGGAAGATTCGCGTCAGGAACCCCGATGAATCGAGGGCGTGTTGTTCCTTCATCCACCCAACCGTCGCGGTCTGGGTCAAAGTCACTTCCCGTAGGGTCGCGGAAACCAGGAATTCCACCTGTGGGAACATTAATATCAAATCCACGGCGACGCCTATCACCAGGGCGTGTATCAATATTGCGAATATTTGGTCTGTCGATTAGGCGACTGCCAAAGTAACTTCCGATTCTTCTACCAAGAGCTTTTACCTCAGTGTCAGAGTCATCTAGGAATTTTTTTTTTAAATTTTCTAAAGCCGTATCAATTGCCCCAACGAGGTCGAGGTCAATTCCAGACTTAATAATTATTCCGTCAATATCTACTTCGGTTTCCGCCATGTAGTAATCAAAAATTGGGTCAAGGTGCTGCTTAACCATGAATGCATCACGCGGATGTACTGGTATGCAAAATGATTCATTTGCTATTCCAGACTCATATTGATTAGGGTCAAATTCCGAAAGTGACTTGAATTTTACGCGCTTCTTTTTGCGCTTGCCAACTGCCCCTCTGAGCATCGAAAGAACGAATTCACCGGGGTATTTAACTTCTAGGTCCTCAATGTATTCCTCAGCTTCTGCATCGGATAGAAGTTCATACTCCTTCTTGTCTATTGCATCACCACCAACAACACCGGGAGGGATGACGGCGAATCTGCATCTGCCATCATCTTCTGCCTTGACATCGATGATTTGGCATTTTCCTTCACCCTGGTAGAAGACACAATTTGAGCACTTGACACCGATATTGGAAATTTCATTTTCGGCAGCTGGCGTGTATCCGGCCCAAACACCTTTACTATCTTCGTTGAATTTGCCGTGGCGCTTAACTATTTTTAGAAGCGCATCGCGTAGGTCTGCTTCCTCTTTATCTAGTGGTTTTGCTTTCGGTTTTTCTGTTTGCTCATCATATGAAACCGCCGGAAGCGGAACTACGACAACACCGTCCATTCCCGGCTTTACGGCAACTGGCATTGACGGCATTTGCTGAGGGCGAACTATTCTGCGTGGGTCATTCGGTGGCATCTGCATCATTGGCTGTGGCTCGGGAATTGCAACTCTAGGCATTGGTGCTGCAACTGGCTCTGGGGCTCCGAACATATATCTGCCGTTTGAATGATTCCAGCCACACTTATAGCGCTTTACTGCGCCGTCATCTCCACGACGAGCGAATGTGACTTCGTCATTACCAACATCTAGTAGGGATACTTTGGAGCCAAGTATTGCGCCAAGTTGTTTTTCCATTTCAAATTTATTTGGCTTTTCGTCATCCATCATCGCAACTGCACCATCTTGCTGGTACTGCTCGTCTGACTTGACTGAGATTGTTCCAGTTAGCTGATTCGCTCCGTGCAGAACTGGGGATACTTCGTATAGTTCGAGTTCATAAATAACATTCGCTTGTGATTTCTGGTCATATTGAGCCCTGAGCGTTTTATAACCGATTGACCACTCTTGTTCTTCACCGAAAAACGCAACACTTGCAAATGCTTCGCGTCCCTTTTCTGATTGAAGATTAAATTGTACTTTTGCAAATAGCCCACCTATGCCGGCCATTTTCATCTTCATTGGCAGACGTGGGTCTGTTGTTGGGACTTCGTATATTTCTAATACTTTGCCGATTGGGTCGTTCCAGTTGTGGCCCCAAACGACTCGAGGCTTACGGCGCTGGAGGCTCTTAGTGAACGCCCCAGTTGCAACAATGTCGCCAACAGAGTCCCTATTTCCGATTCCAGCAACAAAACACTCAACGATTCCCTGCATTTCATCAATACTTGATGCCACGCCCTTTTGTAGGGTTTGGCCAAACACGCTTGATTTGTATTCGAAATCGTTATTTGGCATCTAAAGTCCTTTGCACCGACTATTAGATATTAAACGAGAAGATAAATCTGTAGTGCAAGTATCGAGGATTCTTGTTAATTTAAAGAAACAATTTAGTGAAATTGAAAAACTAGTACGTCTGTCCGTAGTTCCAGATATTTCTTGTCTGCTCTTCAGCGATTTCTACTTGTTCTTTTGCGAGAATGTTTGCATACATTTCAATTATTTCTTGGCGGAAAGCCGTAAATCTTTGCTCTTCGTTTTGGTGCTTGAACGATTTAATCATTGTGTCGCTGATATCCCCAAGAACTTTTCGGTTAAGTTCTTTGATTTTTGCGATATGTGAATCAACAGCTTTGATGAAATCAATTGGTGCAAGCGATTTCACCATGACTCCATTTTTCTGCATCTTCTCCTTGCGCATCTCAATTGAATCATTGATGATTGCGGATATAACGGGTTTAAGGTCTTCGTCGAACTGTCTATCCCATGTCTCGATAGACATAATTGCATCAATATCCAGAGTGCCAGCCATTAGTGCCTTCTTTGATTTTGCACCACCGGATTTTTCTAGAACGACACGCTGCTGACGTTCAATAATTCTTTCAAGACCGCGTGAAAGAATTTCTGCCCACCGCTCAACTGCCATCTCAACTTTTTCTTCGTATGATTCTTCAGCAGACTTGTATTCCATTTCGGCATTATCAAATGCCGACAATGCTCCAGCTGGAACTGGAGTTGTCGTTGTCTCTGGGGCCTGTTGCTGAGTCGCCTCTGCTGGCATTGTTGACTGCGCAAGCTCTCCTGTCTGTGCCGCTTCAGCAATAGCGCCCTGCATTGTGTTTGGGTCAAGCGGTATATTTGCAGCAGGAGAAACTGGCGGTACTCCTGGTGGCATACCTGGCATTGCCCCACCTGGAGCCCCAGGTATTGGTGGCATCCCTGGCTGGCCGGGAATTTGTGCCGCATTTTCATCCATCTTCTTTTTAGTATTTGCTATTGGTATCAAATTCGGATTTGCAAGCAATGAATCAGCAAGGTCTGATTCGACTTCTTTTCTTGAAGAGCCGATGCGATACTCGTTTCCACTTATTAATCCAGCTTGGAATTCTGTAAGCAAATATCTATCTCGCTCTTGCTTGTATAGTTGAAGAATCGGAACTTCGCTTGTATCAAAGTCAACATAATTTTTATCATCTAATTCATCAAGTGCTCGAGCAATTGGCTCAAGATGTGGGAGCATTGTTTCCATCCAAAACACTCGAATTT